TATGTTTAAGAAACCATTTAACTACAAGACAGGTGAGGATAGAGTATGTAAAGAATGTGGTAATCAATATCATACACCTAAACCAAGATGGAAGTGTTTAGAGTGTTTAGTTATACAACAAAAGAAATATCAAATCAAATATGTTAGAAAAGAACAATATCCATTTGACAATAGAAATGGAGATGCAGGTAAAAGATTTTGTAGTATAAGAACTGCACTGAGTAATGCTTGGAAGAAATATAAAAAGACAGGCGATAGAAATGTTATAACTAAACACTACGATAAACAATTAAAAGAGATAGAGCAAAACGGAATATTAAAGTGGATATTGGACAGACGAGATAAAGAAACATCAGCTGCAAAGATAACAAAGAGTAGAGATAGTATTAAAAAGGATTATCCATCATATCATGACTACTACGAATACTAACATAGATTATCAATATGTGCATCTAAACTTTAATTGGACTTACATAAGAGATAAGCAAATAATATTAAGAGGTAATGAATTGGGTGGTATATTGATAATTACAGATAGTGAAGGAAAGACAATTAAGATGTATGGATTTGAAAGAATTATATAATCAACTACAAAAATAAAAGTGATTTGTTATAATAGTATAGAACCGATTAAATAACGGGCAATAAACGAATATGGGAAAGTTTGAAGTAGGAAATAAATTAGGTGGTAGAAAGCCAGGTGCATTAAATAGAAGTACCGAACAAGCCAAACTTGCAATCGCTAGACTTGCTAACCAAGGATTGAATAACATTACAGAAGATTTTGAAAAGATAAGAAAAGAAAATCCAATTGAAGCAGCTAAACTTTATCTTAAACTATTAGAATACATTGTACCTAAAAAGGCATCAATGGAAATAAGTGGTGAGATAGACCATAGAATACAGCAAGTTAGTATTAACATAAACAGAACAGGTAGTGAACCTAGAGATTAACACAACAGTTACGTTTGAAAACCTATTAGATTCTAAGAGTAGAGTTACTCAACACATAGGAGGAACAAGAAGTGGTAAGACATATGCTATATTGCAATTCTTAATCGTACAGGCAATAGAAAACAAAGAAACAATAACAATAGTAAGAAAGACAATACCCTCTCTTAAAAGAACTGTAATGAAGGATTTTAAGGATATCTTACAGGGACTAAACATATGGCAAGATGAAAACTTTAATATTACTGATAGGGTCTATAACCTCTACGATTCTACTATTCAATTCATCTCTACTGATGATGCTGATAAGTTACGTGGTATTAAATCTAGTACACTATTTGTTGATGAGGCAAGTGAGATTGATGAAGAAAGTTATTTTCAGTTATCTATTAGAACTTCAGGCAAAATCATACTTGCTTATAACCCAACCATTAGTCCTTACCATTGGCTTAGAACAATGCCAGAAGTTGAAAGGTTTGTAACAACATATAAGGATAATATCTACTTACCTAAAGAAATGGTAGAAGCAATTGAAAACCTACAAAACACAAATGAAAAATATTGGAAGATATATGGTAAAGGAGAGTTTGCTCAGAACGATAAAGCTATATTTCAATTTGAGTTATGCGATACTATTGACGCTAATTTTGTTTGCTTTGGCATTGACTTTGGTTTTAGTAGCGACCCCTGTTCTCTTGTTGCTGTATATAAAAGTAGCGATACATTGTATTTGGAGGAGCTCATCTATGAGAAAGGTATGGTTACACAGGACATTGTGGAAAGACTTAAGAAATTAGATATTAGTAAGAGTGAAACTATATGGGCAGATTCAGCAGAACCAAGATTGATAGAAGAGATATATCGTAGTGGGTTTAATATAAAGCCTGTAACTAAAGGTAAGGATAGTATTAACTTTGGTATATCAGTAATGAAGAACTATAAGATTAAGATATTGAAATCCTCACAGAATTTAATTAACGAGATGTATGCTTACCAATACGAAACGGATAAGCATGGTTATACTACTGACAGACCTGAAGGTGGATTAGACCATGCGATAGATGCTGCAAGGTATGGAGTAATGATGAGTTTATCGGTTAAAGCACAAAACAAAGGCACATATGCAATCACAATCGGAAAGTATAAATACTAATCAAAACGTCTGGAATGAGAATGAAATTAAAGACTTACTACTCTACGCTAAGAGTTTGCAAGTAGAAAATGAGGATTTGAGAGCAAAAATGATAATGATGAATACTAAATTAGAACTAGAAGAAAAGAAAGTAACAAGATTGACAAACATATTAAAGGCATTAAACATATGGCAATAAAAGAATTAGAATTAAAAGTACCAACCTCTTATGCAGATATTACATTAGAGAAGTGGTTAATACTACAAACAGAATTAGATAACTATAAAGATGACCCTGATGCAATGTCAGCAATTACATTATATCATCTATGCGGCTTAGACCCAATATACTTAAAGGGATTATCAGTTAATGATTACACAAGTATTAAAACTGAGTTAGAATCTTTTTTAGCTGATACTGAATTTCCATTACAAAGAATAATCAAGATAGATGGAATAGAATATGGATTTGAACCTAACCTATCACAAATGGCATACGGAGCATATGCTGACATTACTCAATACAAAGAGTTAACCATTGATAAGAATTGGGCAAAGATAATGTCTATACTATACAGGCCTATCACACATAAGAAAGGAGAGATGTATACAATTAAAACTTATGATGGTGAACTTAAAGAAGATATGTTTTTGCAAGTAGGTATGGATGTGCACTTAGGTACTTTGTTTTTTTTTGTCAATTTATTAATGGACTTACTGAAAGGTATCCTGAACTCTACGATGGAGATGGAGTTACCTCACAACATCAAGTCAATTTTGGAAAGAAGTGGTCGGCTTATTCCACACTTATTGACCTTGCCAACGGAGATATTACGAAAATAGATATTGTAACAAAAGAACCATTAGCAAAGTGTTTATTGTATCTTGCATATAAATCCGATAAAAATCAATTTGAAACTTTGATGCATAACGAAGCAGTAAAGAAATTGAGATAATAACATTTCATTTTATTATTGTTATTACTAAAACGAAACTATGGGAAGATGGTCTAACAGTAGTAGTGGTAATCTAAGATTCTCTGTAAATAGAGAAAACAACTCTGGTATTTACATAGGGCCAACTAGAGGTTTATCAAGTCCAAAGAATAGTAGGAGAGCTTGTTTGTGTTTAGATAAAGATACTTATGATGTTAGATGTTGCAATGGCGCATTGATGCAACAAGGTATAGGTGTAATACAATCAGCAAGAGCAACAGGCGGTGGTGGATTTGACGATGGGTATGATGATGGTTATGACAAAGTAATAAATCAGTAAAATAAAAATATAGATATGTCTCAAATATCAAAGCAAGGATTATCGGTAGATAACGGAATATCATTTCCTAATAACAATTCAGGACAGATTACACCGACAGCATTAAGAAACTTTAATACTAATATGATTGATTCGTTGGTAGCAGAAAACACTTACCAACCATTTACAGCATCAGTAAATAGTTCAATCTCAGCATTGAATACTTTTACTGCGTCTCAACAACCTACATTTAATGCGTTGAATAGTTTCACTGCAAGTCAGTTAACACTCAATACAGGATACAATAATGCAACTGCTTCATTGAATACATCGGTTAGTGGATTACAATCACAAACTTCTCAACTATCTACATTCACAGGCTCTATAAACCAAATACAATCATCAGGTATTACATTAGGTAATGCTATTAGATTTAACTTTAGTGGTTTAATGACTGCAAGTATTACTGCTAATGTTGGTGGTAACATTGCTGATATATCTTTATTAAGTGATACAACAAGAGTTGCTACATCATCTTTTAATGCATATACTGCTTCTATTGCAGGAACTAATGCATTCACTGCATCTACTAATAATCGTTTAACTAATATAGAATCTACTACTGCATCTCTAAATAGTTCAGTTAGTAACTTAAACGCATTCACTCAATCTCAAATAATTTTTAATAATTCAATAACTGCATCGGTAGGACAATTATTAACATTCAGTTCTTCATTAAGTGGTGGATTTGCAACACAGGGTGAATTAGATGCATCTGCTTCTACATTACAAAACAATATTGATACAAAGTTAAATACATCTTCGTTTAATGCTTATACTGCATCTCAACCTTCAATTTCATCATTGAATTCATATACTGCAAGTAACGATACAAAGTGGACTACGATAGGATTATTAACTGGCTCATACGCAACAACAGGTAGTAATTCATTTATAGGTATTCAAAGTATGAGCGGTTCATTAAGATTGACAGGTAGTGCATATGGTAATGTAATATCAGCAAGTATTGTAGGTAGTACTGCAAGTATTGATTTAAGTGCAGCAAACTATTTTACTTTGTTAATTGCAAGTAATACAAATATAAATGTAACTAATCCTCAACCAGGGGTGACTGCAACATTAGTAATAAATACTGCAGGTGCAACAACCGCATCGTTTAGTTCAAATGTAAAACAATCATCAGGTAGTTTTTATGTTCCATCTAATTCAGGTAGTATAGATATTCTTTCATTCACAGCAGTAACTACATCAAGTGTTTTTGTAATTCCTGCTTACAACGCCAGGGAAACTGTCTGCCAGATGCTTACCAGCCTCGTTGCGCAGTGCTATCCCTTCTGGAGAGCAGTGATAATAGACGATATCTCTACTGACGGTACGCC